TTATCAGGAAGTACCTCTAAATTATTATCTGCAAAACATAATGCATATACACCATGCTCATCACTAGTAGAGTTTTCTTTGGTCTGATTGTTAATAGCTGTTGCTATTGCCGCCAAATCAGGAGCAGCGTCTAAAACAAAATTTACGTTAAAACTAGATGTAGTAACAAAACCGCCACCATTAGGGTTTACTTGGCTAGTAAAAATTCTAATGTCATTAACATACTCTTCACTAGGAATTAAAGCTGTACCGTCTTCTTTAAACAACTGTGTAAGCAGTTTAGTAGTAGAGTTAATTGTACGCAGGGCTTTAGAATTTGTGTTGCCTAGTCCTAATGTCTCTACGAAATTTTGATTGCCCTGTTGATTGCTGTTAAAGTTCTCGCCTGTGGCTAACAGGGTGAGATTTTCTTGGCTATCATCTACAATACTAATTCTGTTTGTATTAGAATTAATCTTAAGAGTGGCATCTGCACCAGAAGATTCAATAAGATCCTTAAGATCTTTAATAGTTTTAGTTTCGTCTACAGCAGAGGCATCATCCGCAGTGACAATAACACCTGCATCATCAATTGTACCGCTGACAGCAGATCCCATACCATTACTGCCATCATTAGCAATACTAAAAGCAGTTAAAGGTCTAAGTTTTTGAGTGACTTTTAAATCAGATAAACTTATAGCTTGATTATTAGCACCCGCAGCAATTGGGTGTAATGCAAGATCTCCAGCACTTAAAGTGGTATCAAATTCATTTAACTCTACAGCATACTGTACAGAACCACGGCTAATAAAAAACTTATCAGCAAAGTATGTATCATTAGCAGCAGCAGTACTAGGATCTTTAGCATTACCAGATAAAGTATCACCTGTAAAATTATTAATAAGCTGCATTCTTGGAATTGTCTGATCACCATCAAATAATTTACTTGTTGGCTTTACATCTAGCTCAGAAAGCAGTGTAGTTTCTAAAATAGGTACAAGGTTTTTAGTAGTAGGCAATGCGGATACTCTATATTGAACAGCCTTACCCTTGACATCAGGCAGTCTACATTCAATATCCCAATAGTAGTTAGCAGTATCAACAGGAAAACGCCCACTGACTAACTCTAAATCGTCTCGTTTAATTTTAAACAAATCAGAGGGTTCTTTAAACTTAATTAATTTGTACACACCTACCAATGTATTTCTTAAAGAGTCACTATAAAGAGTAATAACAATTGTTTCAGGAATTAAACCATCTTTGTTTGCATCATTAAAAGGAAAACCTTGATGCGTATTAAAAACATCTTGACCGCCTACACTTTGATCTTGCAAAGTAAACGAATCAAAGATATTATTCTTTAAGTTTGATTTAAATGTATATGCGTAGTTAGTGCTGTTCCACAGCGGAGACTTAGTAGATGTCTTATAGGTATTCAGAACATCTATCTGTGCTCCTTCTCTATACCCAGCTGAAACTTGATTGTTTAACGCAACTAATGCTGTACCAAATAAAGCAAATGATAAAGCATCCGTAGATTTAACACTATCAGGGTTAGACGTTAGATAGTTATAATGAGCTCTAGTAATAGAAGAGGTATCAAACGTTTGTAAATCCATTCTTTTACTAGTCTTGTTTAGTTTCCATACAGTAATAAACTTTTTCTTAGCGTCATTGTTAAAACCATCATCACCTAAACTTAAACTAAAGTTAATTGCAATTAAAAATCTATTATTTTGATCAATAGAAATCCATTTAAAAAAGATATCATCTGTTTGATTGGGCACATATCTACTACTATCATCTAAAGTATTAAACAATAGCGACCCGGGAGCGTATGTAGTATTATCTCCGTAGGTAATATCAGCACCAGCAATCCATTCCAATGGAGGTCGTTTTTCTACCGACCTTTCCGTAGTAACAATAACATTATCTAAATCTTGAGCCTCGGTAGGCAAGCGTTTATTGCTAGCCTGTCTCCCCACGCCGCCAGCTAAAGTAGGAATTGCAATCTTTTGATGCACGCTCATGTCGTGTATCTCCAGAATCTAAATCTGCCCGGATCATTATGAGCATGACCTCTTTGGTTTACAACCCTCTTTAATGCACTATCACCAGATGCAAAGATATTGCGAGCTTTGTCATTAGCATCTGCAGCTCGACCCTTAGCGGTTAAAATACCTGCTCTTTCGGCAAGCAATCTATCCACATCTCTGTCACCCTGCACAAACATTTGGTATTGTCTAGATGCAGACGCAGCAATACCTTTTTGTACACTGGTTTCTAAGTCTTTAAACTCTATATATTCTACAATAGAAATTGTTAACTCTTCATTAGTATCAAACTCATCTGTATTATCAGTAACATTGTACAATACATTATAATCTGTACCATTTGACTCAATGCCAAACCTTCTAGGTGCCGTGGTAATTTTAATATCTAAATCATCACTGTTTAAACCCGTAATAAGTTGAGCAGAAATTAAAGATCCAGTAGTCATATCTTCTGTAAACGGAGACAGTTGAACTCTACCCTTGGTAGTATCAGAAATAGGGCGAGCCGCATGACCAGTTGGCCCTGTACGAGAAGGAAATACTTTAATAGGTCTACGATTAACTGCCATGCCTCGTAACTGTGCCTCTAAAGTAGCTTGATCTAAAATAAAAACTGCTAAGTTAACGTCTGTATTCAGATCGTCAGTGAGGCTGGTAACAATTTGTTCACCAGAATTAAAAAGCATTTCATTAATAGCATCTAATTTACTCATTAGTCCCATAGTATCCTCCTTTAAAAAGACCCGAGGCCCCCTTTCGGGGGCTCCGGGCGAATGTGTATTTAATTGTCTTATCCGCCAAGGCCGTCATCTTGACCAGTAACACCGAAGTTATCAATGTTGCCAGCGTCAACGTATTCCTTAACGAAGCCACCTTCAGTACTGAATCCACTAACAGAAGTGGCAGTACCATCTGCATTAGCATCAAGGGTATCAGCACCCAGAGCGGCTTGATAAGCGTCTCTCACCAATGCATCCGAGTTAGCGGTAACATCAGTAGAGGGCGATCCACCGCCATCGGGGTCGGTATCATAAGCAGTCAAGTCACCAGTAGTTGCGTCATATTCAAAGTCGCCAAACTCAAGAATAGTACCATCAACCGCACCAGAGTACATAACATCATTTGCGTTACCGCGAGCGGTAGGAGCAAATGAACCAATGCAGACAGCAGCATGCTCAGGCTTGAGCACACCAGTACCGCCCATCATCGAAGCAACCGTGAACACGGTGTTACGACGAATGTCATCCACTTGATCAACCTTCAAGCCAGTCAATCGGAGTGAAGCAACACAAGCTTGTTGCCAAATGATAGCCTTAGTAGGCACCACATGGAAACTTCTGTTATATCGCTTCTCACCAATCTTGTTAGCCATCATGTTAGTCGTTGGCAAGTGATTGGTCTTAACAATCGTGCAGCCTTGATACTCAAGACGATCAGCAAGATTGAACATACCTTGTTGCAGACCAGCACCCAAACCACCAGCATCGGCAACACCGCCGAAGAATGGTCGACCAGCACCACCAGCAAGATCAGAGCTGTCACGAGCCACACCAAGAGCACGGATGTCTTGGAAGGTACGCGGGGTCACAGCACAGAAGACACCCTCAGTTGGGGCATCAACTTCTTGCAGACGGATTTGGAACTCTTCAATCTTCTCAAGAAGCTTGAGAGCAGCGTCGGTTCTGTTAGCAGCGGTAGCAGTCGACAGTCCCAAGTTATCAAACTTGTTATTGCAGAATACCTTACCACCAACACCACCGACAGCACTACCACCGAACCAGTCGGTAGCACGTGGGTCTTGGGCTAACCCATTCTCAGCCGCAGCACGGCAAAGATAGGCAGCAATTTGACGGTCACGAGCATCAGCCAGAGTCCGTCCAGCTTGACGAGCAAGCTCAGAACGGAACTCCCATTGCGTCAGCATAAGGTCAACATTGTCCAGCTCGAAGTGAGCAGCCATGGGACGCTTATCCAGAGCAATACGGAAAGTGGTAGCCTTATTGTTGGTACCACCAGTGAGTTCTTCACCAGCGTTCCAAGCAGACTTAAGATCCACATAACCCGTAACAGGGAATTCCATAGTAGTACCACTAGAAATGGTCTTTGCATCGACCAGTGGTTCAAAGATATTATATTGGTCATACGCGTTGATGACCTCGCCCGCCCAAATGGGCAGAACTAAACGACCCGCACCATCGGTGGGGTTTTGGGCAGAAAGGCCCATAGATGCGTCGATACGGTATCCCATATCGGTATTGCCGAGAGAACCTACAGCAGTCATAGTAACACCTCCATAAATGTGTCATAAAAATTAAACGGACTAAATTTATAGATAGTGTTGATTATTCCTTTTGGAGTCAACCCTAGACATTATCTATACATACTTTTTCAACTCGTAAGCCTAATTGTTCTGTATTTTTAATGCTGTCTATCCGATATCGTGTCCAGCGATTATCGAATTAACACGCCAGCTTGCATAGTTTTAACAAGCCTAGCTTCAATCTGAGCTCTGTATTCAGGATCCGTTCTATACTCAGGTTTATTCATATAGAAGTTCATCTCTTGTGTAGTAGAAAATGGTTTAATAGCATCAGCGTCCTGTGCCACAGCTGCATTTTCTCTACCCTGAACCGGAGCTGGTTCTTGTCGCCGGTTTGGCTTGTTAGCCTGTTCTTGGTTGTATCTGGCTTGTAGACCAAGTAAGGCAGTCTTATACGAAGGACCGGCAAGCATGTTGTTAAGATCATCACGCTCTTGGTCATTCAAAGACTCTCCTGCCCATGACAGGATTGTATCTAAAGTTTGCTGATCTCCTACCACATTAGAAGCAGAATCGTAGGCTTCCTTTCGCAAAGCCTTCTGACCAGCAATAAATGTATCTACTACAGCGTCATCGACATTCATAGCAGACTTAATAGCACCACGAGTATCGGCACTAAAGTCACCACTCAAAGCAAGTTCTTGTTGCCAAGCTGCCCACTGATCATTCATTGATAGTTGTGGTGGTTCCTCGGGCTTCTCAATTCTGAGATCTTCCCTAGTCTGAACAACCTCAGTGGGTTGTTGCTCTTGTTGTACTGGTTGTGATCGCTCACCAATCTCACCCGTCTTAGCATACTGATCTTTAAGTTCAGCAATTTCTTGACGAGTTTTAGTATACTCAGACTGAGCATTCTTCAGTGAATCAAACCATGTATCTACATCTTTAAAGTTTTCTGGGACTTGTTGCCCATTACTTTCAACGTAGGTTTTAAAAGCAGCCCGCTCATTGGCAGCATTCTGATCTGCCGGTTGTACAAATTCTTGTGGTGCAGATTGTTCCGTTGCCGGAGTCTCACCAGTAGTTTCTTCAGACATTTAATCTTCCTTATTTTAAACCTTTTTTTAACCTTCTTCGATAAGTATCAAAGTCAAGGAACTGCTCACCATCACTACCGCCATCAAAATCATGCTCAGTAATAACGGAAACAGCATTTGTAATTGTTGAATTGCCTGCAGCACCTGCTACATCTTGAGTCAATACAATCATATCATCAGCACCACTGGGAGATCCATCTACTACAGCAGTAATAGTAGTACCATGTCCAGCAGAAGCATTAATACAAGCAGCAAGTGAAGTAGCATTAGCGGCAGCACTTGTTGAATTATTAAATTCTCTAGCAGCAGTATCTTCTGAAGTCTTAGCGGTATAAACCTTAGACGTACCAGCAGTATCTACAATAGTAATAGTCTGATCAGCGGTAGCCGTACCCGTAAAG